CTGGTACTGCTTGTTCGCGGCGCCCAGATCGTTGGTCTGGGCCGCGGTCTGCTCGCGCAGCTTCTCGTACTGGCCGATCTGCTTGGTGATGACTTCGAGGTTGTTGTCCCCGGCGACCGTGTTGATATCCAGGGACCGGCCGTTGGTCTTCACCAGGTCGTTGATCTCGCGCATGCCACGGGCGATGGCGATGTTCACGTTCTCGATGCCCAGCGCGGTGTTCACGAAGTCCTCGAACCGCTTCTCGCCCTCCTTGATCGCGGCGTTGAGGTCGGTCATGCTGCCGGTCATCAACTGGACACTCTGGCCCCATGACATGTCACCGGTCGACACGATGTCCTTCAGCCCGCGGTACTCCTTGCCCACGCCGGCGATCGCCTGCGCAGCCATCAGGTTCGGGTTCACAGTGGACTCCGCGGCGTAGCGGATCTCCTGGAACTTCTTGACGGTCTTGTCCGCCGGGTCCTGCAGGCCGCGGGCCGAGTCCGCCCAGAACTGGAACGCCTGGCCAACCAGCGGGATCCTGGTGAGCGCGTCCGAGGTCTGCACCATCAGGCTGACCATGTCGTGCCACCGGTCCGACAACCAGCTCACGGTGTGCCCAACGCCTTCCAGCGTCACCGCGATCGAGCCCATCAGCACCCGCATGCCCTCGACGTTGCCCTTGCCCTTGCCCATCTGCTCGAACATGTCGCCCAGGGCGTGGCCGACGACGGGCAGGTCCTGGGAGAACTCGTGCAGGACCGGGCCGGCCGCCTTCATGGCCGAGTTGAACCCGGGCATCACCGACTTGGCGAACTCGCCAATGCCGACAGTGACCTCTTCCACGTACGGTGCTGCGGTAGCGAACGCGTCAGCCAGGTGCAGCTGCCCGAAGTCGCGCGACAACTCGGCCAGCGACCGCTCGATGGGCTCGACGAACGGCGAGTTGTTCTGGAAGAACTGGGCACTGATCTCGCGCCCGAACGCGTGGGCGGCGTTGACGACCTTCGGGTCGTGCGCGGCGGAGATGATCCCGCCGGCTATCCCACCCAGCCCGACCGCGCCCACCACGGCGGAGCCGATCGCGGCGCCGATCGCCGGAGACGCAGCCACACCGGCGCCGATCAGGCCGCCGATCAGCATGCCCTTGAACGGCAGGTCCTTGAAGCTGGCCAACACCGAGGAGAAGCCGCCCGCGAACACGGTGCCGGCGTCCTGGCCGTACTTCTCCATCCGCTTCAGGTCGTTCAGCAACCCGGTCTGTTTGCGCATGTCGGCGAACAGGGTCCGGTTACCGGTGCGGTCGAACTCCTCGGACAGGTTCTTCAGCGCCTGCTCGGCCTTGCGGATCTCCTTCTCCAGCTCGCCGGACTGCCCGGCCATGTGGCCCATGTTCTTGTCGGCGTGCTCCGCCTCGGTGGCAACCTTGTCGAGGCCGTTTGCGGTGTCGGTCAGGCCGCGGCTATCGGACTTGGTGACGACGTCGATGACGATGTCACGGGCCATGACTCACCCCCGCTCCATCACTGCATCCACCCAAGCCTTGAACCGGTCGTACTCAGCCAGCGTCAGTGCGTCCACATCGGACGGACTCAGGTGGCAGATCGCGGCGAACGCGGGCTTGTAGCTCTCCTTCTCGTCGGTGAGCGTTTCGCGGGTGCCGACGGGGGCGGGGGCTCCTCGTCTTTTCCCAGGTCCTCATCAGGGCCGAACTCAACCTTGCTCGCATCGATGTCGAATCCGTCGAACGGAAGGTCCTTGCCGGCGCGGCGTAGCGCGGCCCACACGATGGCCCGCTGCACGAGCGGACGCACGCGGTACCGGGTGACCGTTGCACCATCGGCCGTCACCGCCGTCACCGGCTTGCCGTCCGCACCGATCAACGGATCGCCTTGGACCAGCTGCACCCAACCGCCGAAGCTATCGATCAGCAGCCCGTGGCGGTCCATCTCCTCGGCCTCGACGAGACCCAGCCTCGACAGGTCGAACGGCAGCCACTCCGGGCAGCCCAGCTTCTCGCGGTCCTCATCCCCCAGGCGGATGCGCACGCGTTACTTCCCTTCGTTGAACCGGGCGGCGATCTCGTCGGCCGCCTTGTCGATGTCGGCAATGACCTGCCCGCGTAGCTCTTCAACGGGCCGGTCGACCATGCCCGGCGAGACGCGCTGCGCATACCACCACTTGCGCCGGCCGAACAGCGGGTGGCGCAGCGTGCCGCGGTTCAGAGCGGCAACGTCGCGGTGCTCGACCTTGCCCGAGGCGTAGATCGTGACCTTGACACCGGCCGCCGACCGCACCGCGGTCGAGGTGCTGACCCGCATACGGATCTTCGGTGACAGGACCGCGTCATACCGGTGCGGCAGAACGCCAGACGCCGCGGTGCGGACCATGTCCGGCAGCGGCTTAACCGCATCCGCCGTGGCCCGCTTGAACTCGCGCTCCAGGTCGCGGGCGGCGATGCGACGCAGGTCCCGGGCCGCGGCCCGGGCCTGATCCGCACCGCTTATCCCGCCGAGCATCAGCCGACCTTGGCCAGCCCGCTCGCCGACTCGAACGCGGCCGACATCGCCACCGGGCCGGCCACATCGCTGTCGATCTTCATGTCCGGGAAGACCGTGCCAAACCAGTATTGCGTCGCGGTCCCGAGGTCCGGGTAAAGGTAGAACTTGCGTGCCACACCATCGGTGGCCGCCGTATAGGTCTGAACGGTCGCGTTGTCGTAGAAGCCGGAGAACGACCCCTTCGCCGCCGGCAGGCCCGAGCCCGACACCTGGTTGACATCGCCCATGGCTGTCATATCGAACTTCGGCGTGGAGAAGTCCAGCGACCACTTCGCCACGAAGTTCAGCGGCTCCGCCGTGCCGCCCGATGCGAGGGCGATATAGATCCGCCCATTTCTGCCAGCGATTCGCGACACAGTGGACCACTCCTCCTGAGTTACGGGGTCAGCAGCCGCACCAGCGCGGCAGCGTGCTTGTCGAACGTCCTGTCGGCCACCGCCGCGCGGGCCAGCTGGCCAAGGCGGACACGCTCGTCGGGGCGTGCGAGCCACCAGCGCAGCTGCTCGCCCGCGTCGCCCGGGTCGGTGAAGGTGGGCAGCATCGACAGGACGTCGTCGCCCTCAACGCGCGGGTCGCGGAGGAAGAACGCGCCGCAGGCGGCCATCTCCACCTCACGCGGTCCCATCGCCAGCCCCTGCGACGAACCCCCGTCGGTGGCCTCGCGGCGGTATAGGTTGATCCCGACCCGCGCCGACCGGTAGATGTCGACGGCGTCGGTGTTGTCGAGGCACTGCGCCACCTCGTGGCCCACGTACGCGCGCAGCGGCGAGTCCTCCGTCAAGCTTTGCCAGTTCCCGGCAAGGAGCACGTCCAGGCCGTCCAGGCCCATCGCCTCGAAGAACTCGACCCGGCTGGGGTAGCCGGTCCCGACGAAGCCAAGGTCGCACACCAGGTCCGGCTTCGGCTCGCCCGGGTGGTGCAGCGAGGGGCGGTAGGCGTGCGGCAGGTAGTACGACGGGGCCAGCGCGGCGTACGCCTCGATGTTGACCGGGTCGTTGAGCAGGTTCACGTCCGCATACTGGGCCAGGGCCAGCTGCCGGTCGTCCTCGTACGGGCTCTCGGTGTGGATGAGCACGACCTTGGTGCCGTGCGCCCGGGCCTGCTCGTACACCTCGACGGGCAGGAAGAAGCCGGACACCACGAGCAGCACGTCCGGCTGGAAGCAGTACAGATCCTGGTACACGCCGGCCGTGGCCAGCTCGACGACCTGCTCCGCCGTCAACGCCCGGCGGAACTGCGCGACGCCCGCCTCATCCGTGCAGCCGGTCGGCAGTAGCGCCTCGCCGTAGAACGACAGCCGGTCGCCGAGGTTGTACCGGGCGACCTGGCAACCCACGTCGCGCAGGGCCTCGGTCCAGCCGACGTATACGTCGGCGACGGAGAACGCCGGCCCGGGGTGGATGGCGAGGACCTTCACCCGGCGGCCACCATCACGGACCCGCGCACCGTGTAGGTCGGCACGCCGGCGTACTCGACGATGTCGTAGCCGCCCCAGTCTTCGAGGATCGCGTAGTCGACCAGCCCACCCAGGGTGTGGTCGGCGGTGAGCGCCGCGTGGATCGACTGGCTTCCGGTGTCGTCGAGGTAGGCGTCCAGGTTGCCTTGACCCGACCGGTCGGTGCCCTTCGCCACGAACAGCACGACGACGAGGCGGAACTCGCGGCCGCCGTTCTGGTCGACGTTGAATGTCACGAACTTCTCACCGGGGGCCGGGGCGATGACGGCGGCTGGCGGGCTGAGGTTGTCGGGTACGTAGTCGTACACCCGCAGGCCGTCGATTGTGGACAGTGCCGTTTCGATCCCGGCGCGTACCTGGGCGAAGGTGAGGCTCACGCCGTCAGCACCGGGTGCCGGCGGTAGCGTTCCAGCAGGCTCACGACGCGCGTGTTGTCCCGGATCCGGACGGCGAACTCGCCGAAGCCCTGCACACCGAACGGGGCTCCGGCGATGGCGAGATAGTCGGCGGTGAGGATCAGGCAGGCCTGCTTCACGTCGGCCGGCACCTCCGGGTAGCCGAACACCCCGACCACCTGCACCAGATCAGTACGCCTCAGCCCCCAGACCGGCAGAGGGAACGTCAGCGAGCCCACGGCTCGGATCGACGTGTACGGCCGCGGCTCCGGGCCTGCGTTCGGGTTGACCGGCAGGAGCTGGTAGTCCGCGGTCGTCCACGCCTGCTCGAAGGTGCCATCCCCTCCGGCGTCGGTGGCGAGGCTGGTCAACGACACCAGGTCGTCGATCGTGACGCGGTGGCAGTCCCGCGGCGTGTACGTGCGGGTGTCGGTGCCGCGCCAGAAACGGCGGTCGCAGTAGCCGTCGATCCACCGCGATGCCGAATCGAGCGCCAGGGCGATCTCGAAGTCGTCGCCCGTGTCTGGGATCTTCAGCCGGGACTTGGTCTCTTCGAGCGAGCAGTACCGCTTCTGCAGCGCGGTGTCGAAGACCGTCCACGTGCCGGCGACCGCGTCGGAGGCGGTACCGGTGCCGACCCACAGGTACAGCCACGTGCCAGCCTCGGTGCAGGCGACGTCCTTGGTGTACACGCCTGCTGAGGTGCGGGTGATCTCGGACGCGGCGTAGGTGTAGGACGTCGCGGTACCCGAAGGTGTGGTGACCGTGAGGGTGATCGTCGTCGGGTCGGTGGCGGTGCCGTTGACCTTGAACGTGTTCGTCAGCGTGGCCAGCTCGGCGCTGGAGGAGTAGAAGACGGTTGCGCTCACTACCCTCCCGTCACGGTGCTGATCGAGGTGCGGCGGGCGGTCACAGTGGCGGTGGAGGTACGTCCGGCCGACACGACCGGCGTTGATGCGGCCGAGCTGTCGGGTCGGGACACGCTCAGGACCGCCGTGGCGGTGAGGGCGGCAGTGCCGCTGTGGTGCCCGGTCCCCGCGACGCTCAGGCTGGACGCGGCGGAGATGGTGGCTGTCCCGGACCGCTTCGGCACGCCGGCCACGCTCAGGGCCGCACTGCCGGCCACGGCCGCGGTCCCGGACCGGGCGCTGGCTCCAGGGGCCGTCAGCGCCGAGGTGCCAGCAACAGCCGCCGTGCCCGAGCGCGCTGAAGCTCCCGGCGCGGTCACTGACGAGGTGGCTGAGATCGTGGCGGTGCCGCTGAAGGCACCGGCGTCGAAGAGGACGTCGACGAAGTAGCCGTTGGAGTTGAAGGTTGAGTTCGGGTATGCCGGACTGCCGACACCGAAGATGAACCGTCCATTGTGGGCGGCCGCATCATCGGCGAGTGCCGTCAGGTCGCCGTTGGTGATGGCGGTCGCGAACAGGGCGCTCGTGGACACGTACTGGCCGGGAGTCCAGATCGCGGCGACGTACTTGGTGTTGGCGTTGACCGACACCGGTGAGGCGAAGGTAACGGTGTTCCACGTCTCGGCGACCGGCGAGGCGAACGTGGCCCGGGCCAGTTCGACGCCGGTCGAGTCGTTGGTGAACGAATACAGGACGCCGATCACGGCGGAGGACGGCAGGGTGTGCGGGTAGAACCAGCGAATGCCCGAGATCGTGCCGCCGACGCTGGACGTGAACAGGGTGCCAAGCGTGTAGTCGACGCCGTCGTTCAGGTCGCCGTTGGCTGGCGTCTGGGTGGTGAAGAT